TACTTATGCGCCCGTGGACTTTGTTCGTTGGGTACCTGTAGGATGTGCGCAACCCTACAGGTACAGGGGATTAGTTGGGGTCGTCCCCTATTGTTTAAACTTAAACCTCATGAATGATAAGTCCCTGCCACCACGTGGCAGCAGACATTATCTGCTCCGCCATGATTAGTCCTGATTTCCAATCACGGCCACTACCCCGAGGGTACCGGTGACTCCTGATGATTTTCCAAACTAGTCTGGTCATCATCCCTGCATACAATGACGTAACCCCTACGTCATACCCAAATGTGACGGCCTTGCATCCCACAGAACCGCGTATCCACTCCAACCATTCCGCTGTGCCCAGAACACGCTTCACTAGTATGGACATACCCATGTTGACAAACATGTTATGTATCCCATCCCACTCTTTGTTACGTGTGTGTTCTTTCAACTCTACCTGATTGAGTGTAATGTTGTCGCCCTTCCACACTGGTGCCGCTATGTTGCTGGTCAGTCTAGGATCTGCCCAGTGTACGGGTAATCGTGATATCCACCACCCTGTATCCACATAATAACTGACAGTCTCTATATGAAATTCCGATTTTGTGTCACCACTACGGAACATATCCTTAATCACAGTTATGTATCTACCCCAGGATGGGTGGTAGCCGTCAACTTTACCCTTACTTGTCGTGACGTCTAGCATCACACGCGTATTGCCGTGACATCCAAGTAAACAACCGAGTCCTCCTAGTGCTTTAGGTGTTGAACACAGTCTCCGCAACCGATCACGTGACAGCTTCGTTAGTCCATAGAGGTCATCTACCATACAACGTTTCACGCCCAAGAGTATAGCACCCCGTGCTGACACCTTAATCCAGGAGTTTACGACAGCTGATATTCTTTCACCGACACTGGGAAATCCCTCACTCCACGGTTTGCGCCACAGGATGCCACCTAGTGCCCTGGGTAGATAACCACTTACGCCATTTTCAGTCACCGTGATCTGCAGAAATTCGGTCCTCACACACGACAAGAAGCTTTTTTGTGGGTTTGCGACCCATTTGAGCTCCTTTAGTGACGCCGAAACGCCCAGTAGTGACACAAAATCATCAGCAGTGAGCGAGACATCATCGCCTGCGACTACCCAGGATGCATTTATGTTACGACGCTGATAATATTCGGTGTTCTTCACGGCAGAATATATTACGCCATAATTCACTAAAGAGTCTAGAAGACTTGTCCACCTCCATCCAGATATCACACCGTGTTCAACATGGAAGGTTGTTTCATTATA